TTAAATTACTATGTGTAAGTCAGAGATTTTTGCCGAGATTCTAAATATTGTTGGAAAAGAAACTGAAGTTTCTACTGAATTGATCCTTTCATCAAGTAAAGTTACTGAAGTTGTTGACGCCCGTTCTATTGTAGTATTCTTCCTCACTGAATACGGGCTATACCCTGAACAAATAGCGACTTTTCTTCACAAGACATCCGCTAGTATCCGTTACCTTATATCTACTTTCGAAAGCCGTAAACTGGCAAACAAAATGATTGCAATATATCTGCAAAATATTCGCAAATCGCTTGAAAATGAGCTCTGATTTACGCAGTTCCTATTATATACTTTTGTGGTGCGGTTAATATTGACCGTGTTATAATTGTATATTAATATGAGTGAAACAAAGACTTACGTTTTCCCGGAGTCAGGCGGGAACGGTGGTGGTAGTGGAATGATGGCTATGCTTGCTCCACTATTGCAACAGAAAGGTATTGATCCGAACTTGTTGGTTGCTATGCAAGGAAAGAACAACAGCGGATTTGGCGGAGATGGATCATGGTTCCTTTGGATAATCTTCCTGTTCTTCCTGTTCCCATTGTTTGGACGCAATGGCTGGGGAAATAATGGAGATGGCGGAAACGGTGGCGGATTTGCTGGAGCCGGTATCCCTAACTTAATTAACAACGATGCAGGAAGGGAGTTACTTATGAGTGCAATTCAAGGGAACGGACAGGCAATCAACAATCTGGCTACTAATTTAAACTGTTCAATCGGTCAGGTTCAGAATGCTATCAATGGGGTGATGTCACAGGTACAACAGGTAGGAAATCAGGTTGGTCAAAGCTCAATGCAGATTATCAATGCTATCCAGCAGGGTAACTGTCAGATCGCTCAACAGATTGCTTCATGCTGCTGCGAAAACCGTCTGGCGATCTGTCAGCAAACGAACACATTGCAAAATGCCATTAACGGTGTTGCGACTGGTCAGGAAAGAGGCTTTGCTTCTGTTGCATATGAAACTCAACGTCAGACTTGTGATCTGCAAAATTCCATCAAGGATAGCACACAACAGATTCTTGCCGGCCAGCGTGCGGCTGAAATGCGCGAAATGCAGAACAAGATTGATAAACTTCGTGAGGAGAATAGCACATTTAAAAGTTCTGCCATGACCTCTCAGATCGTCGGACAGGCAACGGCTCCTCTTGGTGCAGCTTTAAATGATTTGAGTGCTCGTCTTGCAAAAATCGAATGTAATCAGCCGGAAGTAGCGAAGGTGCCTTATAGTCCGGTTGTAGGGATTCCTTCTTGCGTTGCAGCTCAGTATGGTCTTTACAATGGTATTGGAGCATGGGGCAATTTTAATGGTTGGGGATAAAAGGAAGGAGGCATTATATGGCATTCATTAGTCCTTTTATCATGGCAAATAAGAATGGTATTCCAAGATTGGAGAGTACAGGGGTTACCGTAGGTACTACCAACGTACGTTTCTCTTTCCGGAATCATCCGTTCCTTTCTGCTCCATTTAGCGGATTGATTCTGTTCCGTTTGGCACAGCCGATCCCTTCCGGTACTACCGGTACATTACCGGTAGTTTTTGATACCAACGGTGCTACTCAAGCACTGACTACGATTGCCGGCGCAGATGTTACTGCTTCGGATATTACCGGTACCGGAATTTATCTGTGCTACTACGAATCAGGTAGCAACACATTGCAAATTCTTACCGGAGTAGTTTAAAACAATGGGCGGGAGTAATCCCGCTCCTTAAAGAGTTTATTGATTATGCCTTTTCAGAATCTAAGAGTAAATAGTGAGTTTTTCATTTTGCATAGGGATGGTACTCCATATATAGAGGTCGGCTCCGTTTCTGGAGTGTCTAATCCTGTTCCTGAGTTTATGCAGCAACCCCTTCCTTATGGACAACCTCCTAAGATGGTGGTTGATATAACTATCAAGGTAGGTGAACAGACTGTTACCTTTCAAAAAATACCTGCCATGTCTGATATTGCTGATGCAAATTTTCCAGGGGGAGGTAATATGGTAATATCCGGTTCAAGAGAATCTATGAATGCGGAAGTGGCGGCTATGCGAAATCGTTCTTCTGAGATATTAGGAAGTGTCGAGCATCATAAGTCTGTGATGGAATCATGTGATAAAATGCTCCAGGTACTTAATCCCGAATTTGCAGAAAGACAGAAGCAGGAAGCGGAGAACAAAGCGCTTCGGCAAGAACTTAGCGAATTGAAAGCTATGATGGCTGATTTCTTTAAGTCCTCTGAGAAGGCTGCAAGTAGTAACAATTCTAAAAAACAATAAGTATGATGATGATTGAAATTTCCGAAAGCAAGGTCGAGAAAATGTCCGACTACGCTGAAAAGATGCTTCGCTACGGTGGTAAGCTCATGCAATGCATAGAAGAGCTTTCCGAGGGTGAGGGCATGGGTGAACGCTGGGATGAAGATCGTAGATATGATGACGATCGCTATTTTGACGAAGAAACCATGGGTGAACGCGGTGGTTATGGCCGAGGTGGTAGTATGGGACAGAGACGTGGGGTTCGTGGAACTGGACGTTATTCCCGTTATCGTTAAGTTTAACTGGGGAGGACTTGTGTCCTCCCTGTAATTATTAAAATGTCATGAGAAGAGAACCATTGGATATATATGACGATAGACCGAAGGATATGATTAATTACTTAAAGTACAATTCATATCATTTTAATAAGAAAATGTGTGAATTTGCAGTTAGCAAAATGAAAAGGATTAATCCCGCTACTGGCAAATTAGAACGCATTGAAATGGCTGATAAAGAAAAAGTAAACGAACTGCTGGCTAAATATGGAATCGTATTGAAGAATAATGTAATGTATGATTATATATACGTCTATAATATGGCTGTGAGCGATTTCTTCAAAAGTTCACTGCCAGATGAAAAGAGTCTTGCTCTGTTTATCAAAGATTACGTGGATGATGAAGACCAAGCAGATGGATTTATCTTCAACAGATGGTATGCTGACACCGTTAGAAACGGAACACCTATTGATTGGGAAGATATGCTTTAGTTTTTTTTCAAATTGGCAACAAATATATTATCTTTGTAATATAACTAATTGATTGCTAATATGAAAAATGAATTTTGGAAAGCTGTTGAAGGCTATGAGGGATATTATGAAATATCAAATAAAGGAAGAATAAAGTCAATAGATAGGATGGTAAAGCAAGGTGGTTCATTACGTATAGTAAGAGAAAGGTATAAAAAAATACATATTGGTCCCTATGGGTATCCTTGTGTTACCCTATGTAAAGATCGAAAATCGAAAAGCATACCTGTACATTTGCTTATGGCAAGAAATTTTATACCAAACCCTTTAAATAAGCCATTTGTTGATCATATAAATACGAATAGGGAAGACTATAGGATTGAAAATTTGCGGTGGGTTACTGCAAAAGAAAACGCAAATAACCCATTGACATTAAAGCATTGCAAAGAAAAAACTTACATAAGTGACGTGTCATTACGAGCTAATATAACCAAACGTAAAAAACAAACTAAGACTGCTCCTAAACCAGTCTTCCAGTTTGATAAAAATGGCAATTTTATTAATGGGTATGAAAGTTCAAGAGAGGCACAGAGACATACAGGGATACATGCAAGTTCAATTAGGGATGCCTGTATCGGTAAAAGATATTCTTCTGGAGGTTTTTTATGGAGTTACTCAAAAGATAATATTCCTCAATACTCCATGCCTACCCATACTAATGCAAAAGCTATATTACAATTTGACAAAGAGGGAACTTTTATAAAAGAATGGGAGTCTCTAAAAGCCGTATGTAAGGTATATGGATCAGCACCTTCAAATCTATCAAGGAGTATAAAATTGGGTAGATTTAAAGGGAAATATATATGGAAATTTAAAAAACAAGATTAGCTATGATACGCCAGAAGTTTATTATAGAGAAGTACAGTTGGAACGTTTTCGTGTATTATGCCGTTGATTCATATTATATTGACGAAATAATTGACAATATGCACTCTATCGGCTGCGACGGTAATATGCTTCGTACTGCATATGATAACATAAACTCCGGCAATTTGAATACCGGAGTTACTTACTCTAATTTCGGCACCCGGGAAACAGTAATGGTTATTGCCCTTACTTCGTCCCCAAAGGAGTTTGCTAAATCATGGAGGCACGAATGTGGACACATGGCTACCCATATATGTCAGGCCCTCGGCATAGATCCGTACGGTGAAGAAATACAGTATATCGGTGATGATATTGTTGAAAAGACGTGGGAATATGCAAAGTCATTATTATGTGAGTGTGATTGCTGTAAAAACAAGGTCAAACATTTAATACGTTAATTCATGAAAAATAAAGAAATTAAGAAAGCATTGAAGAGCGATACTCCTATTAATAGTATGTATGCTCTTATTCCGGGTGGCAGGATGCGCGCTTTCAAAAAGTTTGCTGCCCGTTTTGGTTTTACTGAAGAACGGATAAAATCAGTTCTTGACAATGAAAAACGATAAGCTGGACATATTGTTGGAACAAGTCGAGGATCGGTACCATTACGATTTTTGTAGACTTCTGTTGGTTATGTTATGGAACGCATAGAAAGGTGGTTATATTG